TGGAGCAACTCATCTTGATTCTAGTCTTACTGTAACTGGCGCTTCTGTATTCAATGTTGGTGTAACTGCTGGTGCTCTATTCGTTACTGGAGGATCTCTCTTCCAAGGTAATGTAACTGTCAGTGGTGCTTCTGTATTCAATGTTGGAGCCACTGCTGGTGCCTTATTTGTTACTGGAGGATCTCTCTTCCAAGGATCTGTTACTGTTAGTGGTGCTTCTGTATTTAATGCTGGTGCAACAGCTGGTTCTATTAATGTTACTGGAGCTTCTTGGTTACAAGGTGGAGTTACTGCTGGATCTGCTAATGTTACTGGCGCTTCTTGGTTACAAGGAGGTGTTACTACCGGTTCAATCAATGTTACTGGAGCTTCTTGGTTTCAAGGAGGTGCTACTGCTGGAGCAACTTTGATGAGCAATGATACAGATGCAACTGGTATTGCTACAGGAGGATCTCTTACTGTATTAGGTGGTGCTGCTATTTCAAAGAAATTATATGTAGGAACTGATCTTTACGCAAACACTGTAAAAATTACTCCTTCCTTAGGAGATATCGGTTCGGAAGTTTCATTTGAAGCTGGAAATAATGTTTCAAGTGCTGACAATATTACAGCATTTGCATTTGATAATTCAATTGCTAGAGCATTCTGTTCTATCATTTCAGTAACCATTCAAAAGAGTGTTGGTAGTAACTTGTATGCTAACTTTGAATTAAAAGGTATCCAAAAAGGATCTTCTTGGGTTCTAAATAGCTCTTATATTGGAGATTATACTGGTATTGTATTCAGTATTTCAAGCACTGGTCAAGTTCAATATACCAGTTCTAACCAATTGTTCTGGACAGCTACTATCATGAAATTCCGTGGTTACACAACCAGTGTATAAAGCTACTATCATGAAATTCCGTGATATTTTATTACAGCTACAAAGTTTTATATAAAGTTTTATATAAAGTTTTATATAAAGTTTTATATAAAGTTTTATAAAAAAATGAAAAATATTTTTAATAAAATAAAATAAAAATGACATCTATTGTAAGAGATATATTAGGTAAAAGTAAATGTAAAAATATAGACGATAATATGTTTGATAATATTGATTCAAATGAGAAAGCTTATTTATTGGGGTGGATAGCATCTGATGGAACAATAAGAAGATCTGGATTTCAAATTAGTATTAGAGATTATGACAAAGATGTATTGGAAAAAATTAATAAGGTTTTATTTTTAGACGAATTAGATATTTCAGAATCAAAAAATGATATGGTGAATTTAACTGTCAATTCAGAAACTATAGCTAAAAAATTAACTGAAATTTTTAAAATTGAAGAATTAATCGAAGAAAATAAGTCATATATTATAAAATTTCCTAACATTGATGAAAAATACTTATATTATTTTATTAGAGGTATTTTTGAAGGAGAGGGTCATTTTAGATATACTAAAAAAAATCCAGTTTGTGGAATCACTTCATCTTCAAGTGAATTTTTAGAAGAAATTATAAAAAGGTGCGAATTAAAATGTAATATTAATAATAATAATAATAATAATATGTTTGAATTATGTGGTAATGTAGCATTGGATTTTTTAAATAAAGTTTATAAAAACGTGTTAGTTAAAAACGAAGTATTATTCACGAATAGAAAATATAATTTTTATAATAAAATTTCAGGATGGAAATCAAAATGTTTATATTTTAATTATGTTAGAACTATAGCTGAAGCGATACCTCCACAAAAACAACGTTCGAGTGATTCTGGATATGATTTAACTTTAATTAAAAAGATAAAGACTCATGGAAATGTTGAATTTTTTGATACTTGTATCAAATTAGAACCAACATTTGGATATTATTTTGATTTAGTTGGTAGAAGTTCAATTAGCAAGTCTGGATATATGTTGGCAAATAACATTGGTATAATTGATAGAACGTACCAAGGTACTGTAATAGTACCATTAGTTAAAATCGATAATAATCAACCAGATTTAGAATTACCTTGCAGATTAGTACAAATTATTCCAAGACAAATTGAACATTTAGAACCTATCGAAATTACTGAAGAAGAACTTTTATCATCGGAAAGAAAATCAGGAGGTTTTGGTAGTACAAATTAAAAGTACATTTGTCTTTATCTTTACTATTATAGTAAAAAGAGATATACAAAAATTGCAAGAATATGTAGAAGAAAAAAGAAGAATTAAGTAATTATGTAAAATGTAATTATGATGTTTGCGACTAAATAGATTTGCAAGTGTGACTAAAATACAGATCTTTTAAATAAAGAAGTATACCACTGTTCTTTTTATAAAAGTTGTATAATTCTATATAAAGTAAATACAAATCGCATTTTTCTGCGAAATTGTTATTGTTATTGTTATTGTTATTGTTATTGTTATTGTTATTGTTATTGTTATTGTTATTGTTAAAACGAGATTTGCTAAAATCTATAACTTTAAATGTTCCATTTTCGTCGACAAAAATATTATATAAATGTAAATTTCCGTGTACGAAATGTATTTTTTTAAATCTATTAACAAAACTAAATAATTCATTTAAAATACATTTTGTATTCGTGTTAGTTTCTCTTAAAACAGTAAATAAACATTTTAGTTGATTTGTATAATAAATCATTGTTTTACTACTTGCAGATGAAAGTGTAACGATGTTTTTATCAATTAAATAAAGATATACATTAACTTCCAAGTTAAATAGATCTGTGTCAATAAAAAATTTTACTACATTTCCTTCCATATTTTTTTCATAAAAATATTTTAAAGAATTTTTTCCGAGATTACCCCATTTATTAATATGTAAACAAAAAGTATCTGATTTTTTAGAAAATATTTTAAAAATATTTTCATGTTTACTTCGATTATTAATTAAATTCATCAAATTCTGTTTAATGTTTAAATAGAATTTTTTAAAATACATTTAACGACGTATTTTCAAATTAATTAACTAATGCTCTCCATTTAAAGGTAATAGAATCTATATTTGAGAAATCTGGTGTAGTATATTGTATTTGTCCAAAATCAGTAATAGAAAATTGAATACCTGTATCATCGCCAACATATGTTTTAATAATTTCCCATGTGCTTATTTTATTAACACCTCTGATATGAAAGTTAGAATACATATTGTTACCAGAGGTAACAAGAATACGTACAGAAAAGTAAATATCAAAACTCCAAACAGAACTATCAAAAACAAGTCTTGTGATATCTGTAAATACAGATTGATTATTTTGAGCATAAAATATAAGAGTAGAAAACATGTCGTATGGATTAGGGGTCATATTTGCTCCATTTACATAAAGTTTTTCTCCAACAAATAATTTTTTAGAAATACTTGCTCCACCTAATGAAGTAAATGTACCACCGGAAGTGACACTTGTTGCATCTGTGCTATTAAAAATACTTATACCTCCAGACATGACAAAACTTGCAGAACTTGAATTTGTTGATGGTTGCGTAGATACATTTTTAGCATCTGAAAATAAAATAGGTAGATAATCTGTAAATGAAATATTTTGTGTAGGGTCTAGGCTAGTAGATCCAAATTCGAAAATATTTGTTGTTTCATTAAAGATTAATCCAACGTATGGTTTATTATAAATCGAAATAGAATCTCCAATTGATGGATTTTGGGAAGACCAAGGACTTGAGATAGATGCTATTTTTGTTGTTCCATTATAACTTGTAATGTGTCTTACTTGATTTGAACTAAATCCTGATATTATTTTGATCCAATGTCCATTATAAAAATTATGTAATGGATTGGCAGATACGTCCAATTTAATTTGAGTACTAGTCATACCCGATTGGTCTGGTAATGACCCAAAAACTTGAGTCGAGTCATTTATAACATCACCCAACCCATTATTATTATCTTTTTGATAACGTTGAATAACAAACCCAGAATCTGTAGATCCAGAGGGTCCTGAATTTAATACTAATACGTTATCTTTAATAACAGTGTTTGCTGTATCTATACTTGTAGTTGTACCTTTGACTGTAAGATTTCCATTTATCAATGTATTTCCCAATATATTCAAATTTCCAGAAATACCAACACCTCCAGCAACAAGTAAAGCCCCAGTACTTGTATCATTACTAGAACTTGTAGAAGAAAATACGATATCACCTCCTATAAATACATTTTTAGATATACTTGCACCTCCAGCTACAGTTAATCCACCCCCCCCAGATACTGAAACTGCTCCACTTGTACAATTTACACTTAATCCTCCATTTAAAAGGATAGATGCACTTTCAGATGATGTGCTCTGTAAATTGTTATTAAAAGTTATCGTCCCATCATTATTATTTATAACAATACTTTTTTCGATTGGTGAACCAAGTGAATTGTATCTCGTAATCGAAAAATCATGAGATACTTTTGCTTTATCTAACGAAAAACGTTTTACTGAAAAATTATCGTAAAAATTAATTAATGTTTCTATAGATTTTGAGTTTCCATAATAATTTGACATGCCATAAATATAATTAGTCCCCCCAATATAAACATCCTTTCCTATACTTGCACCACCTGGTGTTAAAATAGCACCACCGTTTGATATGGAGACAGAATTACTGTCACTTTGTAAAACGATACCGCCAAAAGTAATAAAAGATCCAGTTGATAAATTAATTGCAGAGTCTGTTGCTGTCAAGGTAATATAAGCATATGTACTAGAACTGCTACCGCTTCCATTAATAGATCCACCGATATAAAGATCACCACTAAAAGATCCTCCTCCTAATACAGTTAACCCCCCTCCATTATCTATACTATTTGCATTTTGTCCTGATCCAATGGACAACCCACCATTCATTATAACAGATCCTTCTAAATAAGAAGTAGAAGGCTGTGTGTGTAAAAATTGTACAATACCTTCAACTATCATATTACTTCCAATACCAATTCCACCAGCTACACTTAATGCACCACCGTTAGTTGAACTTATTGCAGGATTTGTATTTGATATACTCATCCCTCCATCAATAACAAAACTTCCAATAGAACAACAAGTGCTCTGTTCTGTATTTGAAAAGTATACAATGTCATTTGTATGTAATGTTCCATTTATATCAAAGTTGTAAAGTGGTGTTGACATATTGATACCAACATTACCTGATGTACAGACTGTTAATTGAACTATATTGTCTTCAGTAGAAGTGAAAACAAGTCCCTTTTTATTACCGGCACCTTTATTATTAGTAGTTATGATATAATTTCCATTTGTATTAGTATGTTCAATTTTAAAACATTCAAAATTGTCGTCTAAATTGTCAACTCCTAAACTATATAATGAAAAGTCGAATGGATATGAAATAGAATTTCCAGTATCACTTACCATTTTAAAACCAGTGTATTTATTTTCATTATTTGATAATTGCAAAGAAGAATACGTAGAATTCGTATTTTTAGTCAAAAGAGGACTGCCATCTATACTAATTCCTGTCCCAACAATTAAATTTTTAGTTATAGCTGCCCCTCCAGCAATAGTTAATCCACCCCCATTTTGAGAGTTTATAGAATCTCTAGTGCAATTTATACTTAATCCTCCATATTTTAAAACTAGAGCAGCTGTATTTGAATCAGATGATACAATATCAGAATATAAATGAGTGCTTCCATCTGGTCTTAGCATAATTTGATTATCAATTCCCGATTCTAAAGAAATGTTGTGAAAATTACCACTTCCAGAAATTTGAGAAGAAAATACATATTTATTATTATTATTATCCCAACCAATTTTCAAGTATTCGCTTGTATCAACATTACCCAGTTGGCCTAAATTATATATACAAATATCATTATTTTGAGTATTATTACCTAAATTTGTAAAAAATCCAATACTAGAATCGCGTTCTGAACTTTTAAATGATAAACTATTATCGTTTTTACCACCGCCAACAATAGAATATCTTTGATCTTTACCAATAAAAACAACTTCATTTGTACCATTTATACGAAATACTTCATTTGATTCATTTGCGTAAAAAATATGATTACCAGATGTATCAGATACTTTATAAACTAACGAATTCCCATTTCTATTTCCAATACTACTAACTATACCATTCGATTCATATAAAATTAATTTGTTACTTTTATTTGTATTTTGCTTATCAATTAAAATGGAATCTCCTACTATTATATTTTTATTTACAGCTATACCGCCTAATGTAGTAAGGGATCCACCTGAACTTGCAGAAGTTGCGTCAGTTGTATTTGATATACTTAGACCCCCAGATACAACAAATGATCCAGTTGTTCCATTTATTGAAGCTGTAGTATCAGATATACTAGTCGGACAAGAAAAATCAACTTTATTTCTATAAAATGCAGAATGATCATTGATATAAATATCCCCATCTGAATTAATTACATAGAGATCATCTCCAGACATATTTAACGAACTATAACTAGATTCTGACGAATTAGATAATGTTAATTGGTCAAATCCAATGTAATTAATATTTAAAGAACCTGTATTTATTGATTTTGCTACATTAATATTTTCCCCAACAGAAACACCTCCAGCAACTGTTAAAGCTCCGCCATTATATGCATTTTGAGAACTTTCTGAACAAGAAATACTTATACCTCCGTTAATAAGTAAAGCTCCCGTACTTGCATTTACACTTGTAGCAGTTATATTGATAGATACTCTTGAATCTTTTATATGAAATCTCTTATTAACTCCATCTGGACTTAGATAAAATTGCGTATTGTCTAAAAACAATCTTTTTTCAGAAAGTCCATCTACTCTGAATACACTAGTTGAAGTATCTAAATTTAAATCACCTCCTATGAAAAGATCTCTCATTATCCCAGCACCCCCACCAACTGTAAAAGACCCACCTGATGTCGAACTCGTAGAATTAAATGTAGTATTGATACCTATACCCCCATTAGAAATTAAAGACCCTGACAACATACTATTACTTATACCAGTATTGTTTACAATTACATTCCCATTTTGTATTACTAAATCTCTTAGAGACTCTACTGTAATTGTTTTTAAACGTATATTAGCCATTATTTATATATAAATATAATTAATTTCTAAATCAAACTTTAACTGAAATATATTTGTTGTATTTGTTATATTTGTTGTAATACGAGATGTCTTAATTCTTTAGGGATAAGGGATACGTCAATCTTTTTATCCAAGTTGTATGTTTCTATTTGTTTACCACCGCCACCATTATTTTTTTCAGTGTAATCTTCCCAAATTTCTCTAATTGTATTTGTAAAATTCGAATTTTCTAATGTTTTTATCAAGTATCTTATTTTATTTTTAAAATTAGGTGGAGATTGTGAAAACTCAAGTGTAGATTTAAACAACTTTTGAATATCAAAATTTTTACGAATCTTCTTTTTAGATTTTTTAGCAACCCAACTTTCAAAATTTTTAGGTATCATAGCATGTCCAAAATCATTGATATAAAAAATATAACCTAAATTAGGAACATAATAATTTACATAATTTATAGTATATTTCCAATAACCTCCAGGTTTAACACTACGAACTAAAACATTATCAGAATGAAGATCAAGATGTGTCATGTTGAAAAAATGTTGCAAGGAATAAATAGCGATAGTTATTTGAAAATATGCATTATACCATTGATAAATTGTGTGAACTTTTTGTACCCATTCTGTATAAGTTTCTGAATTATCAATGTATTCATTATAATATTTAGTTGAATATGGGTAAAGGTCATTGCAAGCGCCAATTCTCTTTTTATATTCGGAATAATAATTTAAAACAAAATTTGGACAAATTTTTTGTAAAACTAATTGATTTGTTAATTTCATAGAAGCAATTTCGATAAAATTTTCATATTTTAATGCATGTATAGTATAAGGTTTTTTTAAATGTTTGACTTGTTTACTCTCTAAATATATTTTTTTAACAGCTGAACATATATTTTTATCACAATAGTTATAAACAACTCCCTGATAACCACTTCCTAATAATTTGATTTTAATTAAATTAATTTTGTTATTATTAAATCCTTTTGTAAATTTTTTATATAATGTCTTTCTTTTAGAAATACTATTTTCCATATTATTATTATTATTATTAAATATTTTAATTACGTCGAAATTAAATATTAATTGTCAGTTCTAAAGTCTACGGTAATAATTCTTTTAATTTTTTAAATACTGTTTGTTTTTTTCTAGATGTCAAAACAATATCAATAAATTTTTGCAAATATTTATTTCGACGTAATTCTAGTGCAAATGTTAAAATAGCATCTAATTTTGGTTTACCAAGTTTTTCAAAACTATGATTTTTAGATACATTTTTTAAATTTAATTTCGTTCTTATAGAGAATTTTTCTAGACCGCAAGAGCTAGAAACTTTACCAATAAAGTCTTTACCTAAAGCGATTGATAAATTTTTAGCAAAATTAGTTTTCCAAGGCATGATTTGGTAATAAATATTGTAATTTTTACAACAGCTAATAATATCAGTTACACTTTGATCACCTGTAATTAATACATCTGGTAAACAATTTTTAAATAACCCGGTATATTTATTATACGGTAATGGTCCAATATCTACTCGTAAAGTTAATGTGTCATTAGGCGTTTTTACATTTTTAGGAGAAGATTCTGTTTTAATTATTATATTTTGATAATAACTGCGTTTTTTAATATATTGAAACAAACGTTGCAAACCTTTACTATCATCTAATATATGCTTAGGTATAATTACATCTAACTTATCGTAAAGCTTATGATATTTTTTACACATTAATTTAATAAAGTTTGAAAAACATTTTGTAACATCCACTCTCTGATCTTCTGTTAAATGCACCATTAGATAAGGATTTTTTATAGATATAGTTTTTGAAAATTTAAAACGAGTTATTAATAACCCGTTTAAATTTTTACCTATACCAGTTGGAAAATCATATTTATGAGGATCTGGTGCATTATATTCTGAAAATAAAATAGTATTAAAGTGATTTGCATATGGTAAGAAATTTTTTACAATCTTTTTATCTGGTTCAAAATCTGTCCCTATCCAAGGGGTAACCATTATTAAATCAAACTTGATTTTTAAATTAGCACGTTTTGTTGGATTACCTTTCTTGTCAATATCGTAAATTTTCATAGATTTTAAATTTTCACATTCTACGTATGTTTTAGTACCTGGAGTTTTTAAACAAAAAATACTTTTTAGTCCATTTTGTATAAAGGGTGCTGGTTTAGTTGTTATCATAGTACAATCAATATTATACCATTCTTTCATAAATCTAAATATTTTTAATGCAAAAATAATGTCCCCAAACCCATAACAAGGATGGCAAATTAATGCTATATTTAATTTACTATTTAAACGCTTTAATTTACCTTGTCGTTGTCGTTCCATAAGAGTTTTCCAAGGCGCATCATATAATTGTATATATGATTTTACATGAAGTGCAGTATTTATAATATCTTCAGTGTAATTTCTATACGTCATATATTATATATATATAAATAAATTAATATAAATATAAAATAAATAACACCTCGATTTTGTTAATTTATTTTATATTTTTATTAATTTACCTTTTCGTTTGATATTAAATAAAAATAAAACTGTTAAATGTAAAGGGTAATGTTTGAAAGACCTATATTATTTTACAGTGATTATTGTGTTCATTCTACTAATTTTATTAATATATTAATGAAACATCAAGATATTTACGATGTATTTATTAGAGTAAATATAGACGCGGATCCTAAAACAAAAAAAAGACCAGAAATTTTTTATGATGTTCAAAGGGAATTAAAGTATAAAATAACAGAAATTCCTACTATAGTTATAGAAGGTGGTGAGTATGTTTTATCAGGATCAGAAGCATTTAAATGGTTAGAAGGACAAATGAAGAATTATGCCAAAGGTGAGATTGTAGAAGATAAAGAAGATAAAGAAGATAAAGAAGATATAGAAGGATTTAATTCTATAGAAATGGGGTCTTTTTCTGATAGTTATTCTTGTTATGGATCAAAAGGTTTAAATGATGATGTAAGGGAACAATGTTTTAAATTCTTGGGTAAACCTGATTTAAAAATAAATACTCCAGAAGAGACGTCTGGTAATGTATCTAGTGAAGATTACAATTTAAAACAAAGAGAAAGAGAAAGTGTAACAAAAAAGCCAAATCAATTTAATAATAGTCAACCTATGAATTTTGATAGATCTTTATTTACAAATTCAAATATGAATGGGAATATGAATATGAATATGAATGGGAATGGGAAAGGGAATGGGAATGGGAATGGGAATGGGAATGGGAATGGGAGGGGGAATGTTTCTCAAAAACAAAAAGATTTTGATTCTAAATATCAAGAAATGTTGGCAGAAAGACAGAAATTATAAACAAATTTACTTTAATTAATTTTGATTCTAAATATCAAGAAATGTTGGCAGAAAGACAGAAATTATAAACAAATTTACTTTAATTAATTTTGATTTAAAAAGTAAAAATTATTATTCTTAAATGAATAATGAATCTAATAATTATATAATTACTGTAGTTGGTATTTTATTAACTTTAAGTGAATTATTACCATATATAAAAACTATAAAAAGTAACGGGATAATTCAATTAGTTATTGGATTTTGTATATTTTTGTTAAAAAAAGACAAAAAAGACAGTAACAATGAAACAGAACAACTTTTAGAAAATTTCTTGGAGCAAAGATTGAACGAAATAGAAGGGTCAGAAATAGAAGGGTCAGAAATAGAAGCGCAAGATAAAGATAAAGATAAAGATAAAGATAAAATACAGCAAAGTACATCTAATTTTGTATTTTCATCACAAAATATAACTATAAGCTTCAATTCACCAAATGAAATAAAAATGAGTTAAATTTTTATAAAAGACAAAGTAAATTTACGTAACAAATAAAATAATTAAATTATTGTAATTTAATTATTGTTATTGTAATTGAAAGTAAATTAAAGTGTTTTAACAGTAATTTTATAAACTTTAGTATCAAAAGTTGTAAAGGTAGACATCATATTAACACCTGGGTAAATTGCTAAAATAGATGATATTTTACCAAATTCTTGTTGGATTGATGCTATAAATTCTGCTGATTTATCAGGTATATCAGCGTTATCAATAATGGATTGATCAAAGGTATTATCAAAAGTTAATTCGTAATCAAAATTGAATGATGGCATTTTATTTATACTATTGTTAAATATAAAAAAATTACAAAATATAAAAATATTAAAAAATTAAAATTAAAAAATTCCCAATTGCATTCATTTACTATTTTTTTATCTTTATATTTGTTGGATGTATCGGTATTATAAAAAATCTACAAATTCAGATTTAACTATTTATATTATTTTTAAATGGATTTTTGAACTAATGTGTAAAATTTTATTATTTGCTTATAGCAAGTGCGTTCATAATGAATAATAAAGATTGGGCATTATTATTGGACAATTTACCTATTGGTATTCTTCGTTTTGATACTGATAAAAATTGTATTTACGCTAATAAATTTATAACAAATTTATGCGGTGCTGATAATAAATGTCAAAACATATTTAAAAAACTGATTGAATTAATTCATCCTGAGGATAAAACTAGAGAAATGGAAATATGTAATAATTTTTTATCTAAAAAGGAAGAAGAGCAAGGTACATTTAGAATTTTTAATAAAAGTGATAATGAATACAGGTGGTATATAAATAAAAAAACATTTGTAAAAAGTAAAGAAATATTCATGTATATCATTCAAGATATTAATCAGAACAAGATTGTAGAAGCAAAATGTAAAGAGACCGAAATGATAGAGGAGAATTATAATCATAAGTCTTTTTTTTTAGCAAACATGAATCATGAACTACGTACACCACTGAATGGTATAATAGGTATGTTGACATTGTTGGAAGATACGCGTTTGACAAGTGAGCAACAAGATTACATGTATATGATAAGAGAATGTTCATTAAATTTAATGACGATTGTGAATGATATATTGGATTATTCTAAATTAGAAGTTGGAAAAATAACACTAGATATAAAATCAATGAGTTTACTTGAATGTATTGAAACAACAAATGATATAGTTTTATCAAAAATATATGAAAAATCGTTAGATTATACTTATAACATAGATTCAAGTATAAATGAGTATATTGAAGGAGATCCAAATCGTTTAAAGCAGGTTTTATTAAATTTAATTAGTAATTCTATTAAATTTACAGATAAAGGTAATGTATTTTTAAATATTAAAGAAATAGATTATGGTAATTTTACAAAATTGAAAAGATTACATAAAAATCTAGAAGGTGAAAAAAGGGGAATATCTAACAACACGGAAATATATATACGTTTTGATATAATAGATACTGGATGTGGTATTCATAAATCAGAAAGAAAAAAGTTGTTTAAATCATTTAGTCAAGCGAATAACCAAATAACTTCAAAAATATATCAAGGAACTGGTTTAGGATTAGCTATAAGTAAAGAACTTGTGGAATTAATGGGTGGATTTTTGTGGTTAGATAAAAGTGAAATTGATATGGGTTCAACATTTTCATTTGTTTTGCCTGTAAAAAAAAGTTTAGAAGAATATATTTCGTCAGATACCTCAGATTCTGTATTAAAAGGTTATAATGTGTTAATTGTAGATGATATTTTACATAATAGAATTAGTTTGACTGCGATGGTTACAAAATGGGGTATGAATGCGCATTGTTTTAGTAATAGCGAAGAGGCTTTATATTTTACTCGTTTAACACAATTTGATATAGGTATTATTGATATATGTATGCCAAAAATAGATGGATACTCTTTTGCACAAAAATTAAGAGAACAAAATGAATATAATAATAAAACAATTCCTTTAATTGCATTGTCTAGTTTAGGTGATAAAGAAGTATCCCAATCTAAATATTTTAAAACACACTTGATAAAACCAGTAAAGGAATCTCGTTTAAAGAAAATGTGTATAAAATTTTTACAAGAAAGAGTAAAAATAAATGAAATTAATCAACCAAAATTAAAAGATTTGCAAAAAGAAAACGTGTCATTGGATACATATATAGATATAAATAATTTATCAGGTTTAAAAGATAACGTAAGAATTTTAATTGCAGAAGATGTTTATATTAACCAAAAGGTAGTTGTATGTTATTTAAATAAACTTGGATTTTCTAATATTGAAGTTGTAGATGATGGTAAGAAATGTTTAGATTTAGCTTTACAAAAAATTTATGATATAATAATTTTAGATATAAAAATGCCAATAATGACAGGGGACGTTGTTTTAAAGGAATTACTAGAACAATATAAATTAAAAGAAAAAACAAAACCTTACATTATAGCAATAACAGCTTATTGTTTGCGAGAAGATAGAGAAAAATATTTATTAATGGGTTTTGATGATTATATACCTAAACCTATATGTATAGGTGATTTGAAAAAGAGTTTAAATACATATATAGAATGTTTATTAAAAAACTGATCTCTGAGCATCGCCGGCCGTAGGAAGCCATGTTGGATTTAATTAATGATAATAAGTGTATATTAAAAATAATTAATATGTATAGTTATTGAAATGTCTATTGAAACGTGGTTTACAGCTGATTTATTTGAAAAAATTTTCCCATACTCTGCAGCTAGTGTAGTATATGCGCATGACTCTAAACCTTTTTGGACATACCTATCATTTCTAGCTGCGGTTAAATGGACTAATTCACATTCAGATAAAAGATTTCGTAATTTTTGTACAAGTTCACAAGACCCTTTAATAAATCGCTTAGAATTAGCGGCATTTTTGGCAAATACACATCAAGAAACTGGCGATCCTAGTTTAAAAATACCATATCCTTGGTGGCCAGTTACAGCAAAAAAAACTGGACCACAATATGGTCCATCTGGTGGATTACTTTGTATTATAGAAGGAACTTGTGCTGCTATTATTCCACATGCGGCTACAGAAACATTACCTAATACTTCATATGATCTTTTCGTAAATAATATACCAATTACGCAAACGGCAAGAGATATGATAGGTCTTGATAAAGCATATAATTTAGCAGCTACAGTTTCAAATTTACGTGGTGTTAATCAACCTGGTTTTGGATTAGGAACAGGTAATCCGGCTTTTCAACCAGGTCTTGTAGCTGTTTCTGATGATGGTACTCTTTATGGAGACAAACCTATTGGTTTAGATGCACATATTGTTAAACCGACTTCAATGTTAATAAGGAGTACAACAGATCGTAGATATGCATCTGGTGGAGTTTATTCTCAATATGGGGGTAGAGGCGCTATTCAGTTATCATATAATTTTAATTACAGTACATGTTCATTAGAATTATTTAACGATTATCGATTAGCAAGATATCCCAATTTGATTACAACAACCGATCGTGTAAATTTAAATGGGAAACCGGAAATCTTTGGTTTTCCTGGACCTAATCCGAATGGTAAAAATAAATTACCGGATAATATAATGAAAACAACACCACCAGCACGAATGATGGCGTGGATAACAGCAATATGTTTTTGGATGTTGCCTAGAAGTGGTAGACCGATTAGTTGTCACCAATGCATGTTGGAACCACAACGATATGGAATTACAGGTGTTAATATTATAGTAAATAATGATTCAGGTTGCAAACCAGGCTGGGCATTCAATAAGGTCGAATATTATAAACGTATTTGTAGTATTTTAGGTGTATCGCCAGATAAAACAATCATTTGCCCACCTGGGTTAAAATAAAAATATTCTTTAACTATTTATATAATTTTTTAAAGAATCTTCTAATATATCTTTAATAATGGATATATCAGTTTCTATTTTTTTTAAATAATTTTTATATTCTGTATTATAACAATTTTCTGCTTTATGTAATAATCCTGTAGTATGATCTAATAAAACTGTACATCCGGAAAATATTTTTAATAATTTCAAATATTTTTCAAACAATATGTCATATTTAATTTTGGGGACAGTTGTTCTTAACATTCTTTCATAACGTTCTTTCATATCTTGCATACTTTGTATAATAACATTTTCTCTAAATTCTTCTGTCAAATTAGAATGTTCAGCTATTAATTTATTGTGTTTATTTTCCAATTTGATAAAATTTTCATATAAAATATTGTAATCTTCTTTTTCACTTTGATCCATTATTATAATAAATTAAAAAAAATAAAAATTATGAATTAATTCTAATTCTTTAAATTAACTTTTGTATAAAAACAACTATCTAGCAAAATTTAAATACAATCTAATTTTATTTTTAGTCCTATAAAAACAGAGTATCCATTTTTTTTACCATCATTCATTTTTTTAGTTACATTTAATCCTGAAAAGTGCTCAATTTCTTTTGAAAATTCTTCTCTAAACGAAGTTTTGAAATATTTATTTTGTTTTACTGTTTTATTACTTATATTATTTTCTTCAAGATATTTATTAAAAATTACTAAAATTTCAGAAAGCGAACATTTACTTTCTTTATCAACTACTAAATACTTTTTCATAAAATTTTTATAAATATCATTTTCAAAAAATTTATGAATATATAATTTTTTCATTCTAAATCCAGAAAACCCAAATGTACTTCCAATATGTATATTACTTTTTGCATCATCTATATTAATTCTTTCGCATGTTTTATTATATTTGTATTTAATATATCTTTTTATATCTAAATTATAGATATCTAAATATTTAACATTTGCTTTTATTTGTTTATTAAAATCATTTTCTTTTAAATATTTTTCTAATTCTCTTTGAATACTTATTAAAGTGCATTTGTAATTTTTACCACCGTTTTCATCCACTTCTATATTTTCTTTAAAAAAATTATCATATAATTCGTTTGATATAAATTCTTTATCTAATTCTTTTTTTGATATATTTTTAATAAAATCTATTATTAATTTTGGATCTTCACTTCCATTGTTTTTATCAAACATTTCAATAAAAAATTTAACTAAATATACAAGATCGCCTGATTCTATATTAAACCATTCTGCTTTTGAGCTTAAAAATGGATCTAATATTGCTTTAATGCATTTTTCTATTAATTTATTATTTTTAGATTGATATGTAAAAACATATTTAAATCCTGGATTACTACTTAAATGACCATCTATTCTTTTTAAAATTTCTTCTGTTATTCCAATTTTAGATACGCATTGTATACTATCAGTAACTGCTACATATAACCAATCTAATGATACTCTTTTAGCTAATTTTTTTAATTCTTTGTCCTTTTTTTTTACTAATAATTTTTGAGCTTCTAAATCATTTTCTTTTAATTTTAATTGTTCTTCTTTTTCTTCTAATTGACGTTTTAATTCTGCAGATTCATTAAAAATAATATCATCAAGAATAGATCCTGCCCATTTACGAAATTTCTTTGCTATTTCTTTTTTACTATTATAAAGTAAACGATAAACTCCTCCACTTGTTAAAAAAATAGTATCTGGATTTCCACTATTTGATGAGTACGTACTACGTACTACCGATACATCAACGTTACACATCGTTACATAAAAATGTAATGTTTGTGTGAAAATATATAGATTTAGTACATTACTCACTATATATTAAACGAGCACAC